GATATCTGCTTTGGATGCTGGGTTTCCAAATTGTTGTGTGGCAGGCATGGCAGCATTCATCACTTTGGTAAACTGATCTAACCAGTTGGCATTTGATGGGTCGTTCCATGTGATAACTTGACCTGCTAAGTTTCTTCCGTTGCTATCTACTACAGTTTCAGTTGTTCGCACTGTAGTAAATTTTAATAAACCTTTGGCTGGAATATTGCGCTTGGCATTGTAGCTGATTAATCGTGCTAAACGTAGTACACTGTCACGGCGTTCTGCCAGCTCTAAAAAGTTTTCGCGAGCATTTAAATCTACACGGAACGCAATGCTTTGTCCAAGGAAAGCAATAAGATCCACTAGAGCAAGATACTCGCTGGATTCAATATAATCGTTAAAATCTTCAGGGTAATTTGTTCGAAGATAAGTGATCATGGTCCTGCGAAGATTTTCAAAGTCATAGCTTTGGAAATCTGCATTTTTAAAAGACTGATAGATCTTTTTCCAATCTTCAGTAATCAGCAAGTTATTTTGTCTATCAATGGAGCTCATATTTTATCCTAGTATTGTATTTATTTTCAAAGATTAACTGCGTATTTTACTGCATTAGTAGACCGTTAGCTTGATCAAATCGTAACTGTAAAGTTTGCGAAATATTATAAGGTAAAAATATCAAGGTGCATTGTACCTGTATGCCCTGATCATACGCTGTCACTGTAACGTTTTCTGCCTTTACTCGCGGATCATAATTGACTATTTGATTGATATTTTCTAACACTAGATTTTTTATTTCTGGTGTTAATGGTTCAAACAGCAAGTCCCAAATAATTGTTCCAAAATCTGGTTGCATCAATCTCTCGCCCTGACGTGTGTAAAAATGATTAAACAAATCTTGTTTGATTAACTCAAAGTCGTAAAGATTATAGTTTTCTGTATTAGTGTTAACTGTACTAAATCCTTTGTATTTTTTTTCGCCAAGATTATCAGGTTGACTCGCCGCGGGCAGAGTTATTTTTTTATATAATTTTGCATTTGAACTCATTGTTGTTGCTCCTCTGGTGGTGCTTCTGGCGGAATTATTTTAAATGTATCATTAGTCGTTGAATATGTTTTCCAAGCTGTTGGAACTTCTATAGCGGTTACTGCTTCTCTGTCCGTTGCGTCTGGCTTAAACTTAGAACCATCTAAATTCTCATGATGTGGATATGGTTCAGTAGTAGGAACACGAGCCATGATACTAGTAATAGTGTCGCCTTCTATTTCTGTAGGATTGTCAATTGTTTCTAAAGGTTCTGGCACTGTTGCGGCAGTAGCTGATCCAGCCGATGCGGCCGATGGACCGTTAAGATTAATATTTCCACCAGATATTGTAGTGTTAGCGGCGGCGATTTCCATATTTCCACCAGATGTTAATTTGTTAGAGTCACTTGTGTTCAAATCAAATCCTGCTCCAACAGTTATATTGGTCTGCTCACCAGTAGTAACATCCCATGTTGCTTCAAATGATTGGGTGTGGGCTCCGGTGATTGTTTCGTCCTGTGTACCGTCAACTTTTATGGCAACATTTCCATTTACAATACAAATTTTATCTTTCCCCACTTCCGTTTGATGGCGCTCCGCAACTTTTAGATTAAAGTTGCGGCCTGCTTCCATATTGATGTCTCTATCAGCATAAAAATTTAAATCGTTTTCTGTTCTTACACTTATACTATCTTTTGCATAAACATCTATCTTACCGTCACTGGTCAATTCAATCCATGCTGTTCCTCTAGCATTGGTAATATAAATTAAATCTTCACTGTTGTGTAACAGTATCTGATGTCCGGTCCTAGTTCTAATACGAATTAATTCGTTGTGTGGAATTTCTACATCACCATCAGTGTCGCCATCTTCTAAAGATGCATACTCTGGAGGGCCTTCGCTTGCTGGTTTCTTTCGCAAAAATCTAGAATCGCCGTCGTCCATTACCCAAGTGCTGCCGCCAAGTCTACCAACAAATGCATTGTCAATTTTCCATTCTTTTTTTCCAATGCGGCCGCGGGGAGCACCATCTCGTTTATCAACTGGGCCTGGTGTACTGATACCAAACACCATACTTGGAACTTCTCGTCTGGCACTGCTGGTTGTGATACCTCTGATGTCATCAAACAACAAACCTTGACGATCCAAAGCGTCTGCCAACGGATGTTTAGGTTTAAGTAATTGTGTAACGTCGGGATCTTTTAAATCATTTACTTTCTTATTGTATTCTGCTACTGGAACTCTGCCATAATTACCTGCATTATCAGACTCTACGTCTTCAACAACTTTTTGTGTTGCCGCAAGACCGGGCACCATAAAATTCATGCCCTCATCTTGTACACAACCAATCCAGTAACCACGACGAGCATCGCCGTCGATGAAAATTACCACAACCGTGGTACCTACATCGGGAGGTACTGCCCACCATCCATAACTTTTTTGTGTGCTACTATAGTCATCGTTTTCGCCAAGATGACTTGCTGAAGTAACTCCGTAAAACGGACTCATATATTTTACTTGATGGATTGAAGTTTCGTCGCTGGTGTTGCCTGTTGGTCTTAACAACTCCACTTCAATGGTGCCCATGTATGTGGGGTCTTGGTGACCAATTACTGTGGCAAGAAACGGTCCCGGCCTAGAATCAGGTGATCCTGTGGACGCATAGTTAAAATTATTTTCAGAACCCATTATTCTTCCTCTGTGGCCACGTCTTCTGCTTTTGGTTGAGCATCTTTTGTTGTTCCATATGTGTCAGCTACACCTGCTTCTTCTAGCAATTCTTGCAATGGCCTTCTAAAGCCCTTCAACGTTTGTTTGAACTGACCATCTCTAAAAGTGCTTATGACATCTGTCACAGAATACAATCCGCTCCACTGTGTCATTAAGGCAGTAGCTCCGCCGCCAAAATTGTATAGCCCGCTTGTTTGATTAATGTCTACTGGTGTTCTAAAATTTACAATTATGTCAACTTCACCGTTTTGATAATTTACTGAGCCGTCGTCGTTTAGATTAGTGTATTGTGTTGCCGATGCGGTGTAATTGCCTTGGCCGCTTTGTACAATAAAATAAGGATCTCCAATAATTTCCATATCTAAATCCATCATCGATTGTTGGCTATTAGTTACCACATCATGGAACAGCCGCGCCGCACGAGTTGCTTGACTATCTGCAGATCCACCTCCGCCTTTGTCGGTTCCGGTTAGTGTTTTTATAAATTTTATAACCGTTGAAGTGGTGCCTGGAGTAGGTAGTTGTCCGGGTGGCATAGGATTAACTATTTCTTTTTCAGTGTCTTTGCTGCCGCCAGCGGCTGTTTCTTTAACACTGTCTTGTGTTCGTTGTAATCCGTCAGCGGCAAGTTCATATGAAAAACCAGTATTGTATTTTATTTCAAATTTTAAAATGTCAACGTTGGCGCCTGTATAGATATAGTTGTATTCTTTCACAACTTGTAATTTTAAATTGTCGTAACCCGGTGCTCGCTTGCCTGCTGGCATTAATCTGCTGGAGTGTACATTATACGGTACAACTCTATACACATATAATTTAGGTTTGGTGCCAGTGTTGGCTCTGGTTGGTCCAATGTTATACACCTGAGCATCCACCCTCCACCAATTTCTGTATCCTTCAGGTGTTAAATTTTGTGCGTCGAATGTTTTTTTAATATATGTGCTTTTTAAAATTACTTGATTAATTGCATTAACAATGTCACTGTCTTGTGAAAATTTGAAGTCACTTTTTCCTGGATCTATTGTTAATTTGCCTTTGAAAAATGTTCCTGATTTGTTATCATAAACTTCGCTGTCTTTGCCGGCTGGTACCGCATCTCGGGTTGCACTGTCTTTATCAAAATCCAGTAATGCTTTGCCAATTTCGTTGGCTTGGTCGCCGCTTTGCTGTAAATTATTGTTTGGGCCATTTCTTGAAACACCCAATGATTTTTCCACTGTTGAGCTTGATGCAACATCAGTACTGCCGCTTGCTGGGGCAAAATTTTCAGAATCTCCAAACGATGAACTAGTTGATTCCGAAGATAAATTTTGCGGAAATAGTATAAGATATTCATCAGCTACATCAATTACACCAGCATCAACTAATAATTTTTGTCTTTTATTAAGTGCAACCTGTAAACTTTTTTCTCCAGATTGTAATAACTGTTGTACACTTGCACCAGTAACAGTTACATCGCTAGTAAGATTGCTGTTGGCGTCAGTAAGTGCTATGCCGCCAAACGGAATTGCTTTTACTTCATAAACTGTACCTTTATCAGTGACTGTAAAATCTATGTCGCTAATAAGTATGGGAATATAACGAGAAGTTTTTGGAATGCTGACCAATTTTCCAGTTTCTGTATTGCCTCGAAACTCAAGACTTAATATGTATGGTGCTTCTTGCCAAGTATCGTGTCCTTGCTCAAGTGCAAGTTGTTGGCACGCCGTTAAAAACATGCCCATACTGTATGGTTCAGTTACCTTGAAAGTTATGTTGCTGACATTGGTGTTTTCACCATCTTGTAATCCTATTTGACTTTCCAGTACTAAATCATCAATGAAGAAATCAAATTTTCCGTAAACAGTTTCCACACGATTATTTGGATCCATTGCGGCAGATTTGCAAATCAAGCGTGGTCTAGATACTCCCATGTAACTTGCGGCCGGGTCGTTTAGCTCGTCGTCTGTTAATACCCCTAAACCTATAATATAATTATAACTTGCATATGCATGTAACGGATTAGGCATGGGTAAAGACACACCGTCCAGCTGTTTGAAGATTGTATTAAAAGATTTAAAAGCTCCTGATACAGCATCAACTAGAGATGACAAGCCTGAAGCAGATCCTAAACTAGAAACTACTTTAGAAGCCACAACTGCAACTCCGGCAATTTTTGCCACTTTGCCCACTGCACTTGTTGCTTGGTCAAGAAAACTCATTATAATCCTAGTATGTTAAACAGACTTGATTTTTTTGGAATGTATATGTTTTTTCCAGGAACAAAATCAAATACTGGATCTTGTAATACATCAAGATTTCGTTGTATGAACACCCACCACAATGTAGGATCACCATACAAGTCAAACGCCAACAAGTCGGGTCGGTAAGTGTATTGACTTTCTATCCCATATAAGAAGTCATCGGGCTCAGCACTAACTGTCCTAATTCTTAAAACATCCAGATAGTTTTTTTTAATAGGAGTAGAAAACCACGGACTTGTATTTTTGTAAGTTGCACCCATTTTAAATATATCCAAAAGGACTGTTAAGATATCCACCTGATACAAATCTATCAAGACTGAATTTACGACTACTAGTTCTACTGTAGATTGGTTGTACTGTTACGGTAAAAGAACTTTTTGTTGGAACATGTGATATACCACCACTGACTGATCCGCCAAACCCTAAACTTCCTGCAAGGC